TATAGAGTATCACAAGACGGGGCGGTCGGTAGTCCGTTTCAATACTAATAAGGAGAACACAGATGCAAATATTAGATACCAGCAGTAAATTTGATAGTAAACCAAACATAAAAGAATAAAAAGGAATATATGAGAGAATTATCAGAATTAAAAATTAAGTTAGCTGAAATTCATATAAAAACTTTAGGTTTAACTAATCTTTTATTAACTTTAGACAAATCATTTAAAAAATCAAATATAGATAAAGTTTTAAAACACAGTATGGGAAAAGAAATCAGTGATTGTTTAGAATTAATTTTCCAAATAAGAGCTAAAGCAGAACCAAAGGAAAATAAATGAGGAGAACATAGATGCAAATATTAGATACAGATACCAGCAGTGGAGTTGATATATCAGCGTTCTTAGAGATACTGTCTTATATGGCTGCTAAAGACTTCTTTGCCGCAATAGACGTTTACGTTGGAGATGATAGTAAACCTATTGCAGGGGATGAGACGTATGAATTAGAAGTCTTTAAAGATGGTGTATCTGTAAGTGGAATTTCTAATAAAACATTATTGGCTGGTGAAACAAAATATATATTTAGTACTGTGAAAACTTTCCCAGTTAGAAGTGGGGAAGTAGTTACAGTTAAATTAAAAGGAAAAGCAACTGATACTGATGTTAATATTGTTGTAAGAATTTATGAAAACGAAGATGGACTTGAAGTTATAAAAGGAACTACATGGAGTGCTGGTACTGATACTCTTGAAGATATTAGAGATGCTATTAGTACGGGGCAAATTTCAGAATTAAGACTTCCGCTTCAAGCTGTGGTATCATCTGATGAAGCACAAGTAATAAGAGTACCATTAGTAATTAATAAAAATAAAGTTAGTATAAAGAAAGGACAGGGAGCTATATTAGATTTTCAAATGCAGGATAAAGATGAGAACCCACTTGATTTAACCAGCTTTAGTAATATAGTTTTAAATGCTGCTCTTACTTATGCTGGTGCCAAGATAATAACTGATTTAGCAGCAACAGTATTATTGGCTATTAAAGGAGAGATACGATTTACATTAACCAGCACCCATACTGATAATACTGCGGGTACATATAAAGGAGAAATTAAGGGAACAGTTGGTGGTGGTGTTGAAACTTTGATACAGTTTGATTTAGTGATAGAAGATGCATTTTAATATGGATTATCAAATAAACTTGATAATTAAAATGGAGTAAAGATTATGGCAAATACTTATATGATACCTTTACAGGGAAAGATTACGGAAGAGAGAATTGAGATTGAACGAAACAGTATTGTAATTGATAGAGACAAATTGAGAATGAAAAAAGGCAATATTGCTAATTGGGATGTACAAGTTCTTGATGCTGATGGGGTAGCTGTTGATTTGACTGACTATGATAGTATTAAATTAAATATGGCAATTTCTTTTACTGCAACTAAAGTGATTGATAATCTTTCAGGCACAGTTTTATATGCAGCAAAAGGATTGGTAAGATTTGCTGTTACTGCTATTCATACAGCAACAGCAGCTACTTATGTAGCAGAAATTAAGGGCGTTACTGGTGTTGTAGACACAGTATTTTTTCAATTTGATGTTGTAATTGAGGATACTTTTTAATGGATGAGATAACTATGTTAACGTATAAATACAGATTATATCCTAATAAAACACAACAAGATAAATTGTGGAAACACGCTAGTAAATTGAATTGGATATACAATTATTTCCTTAACCAACGAATAGAGGTGTATGAGAAAGAAAAGAAATCAATAACACGTTTGCAACAACAGACAGAATTAACACAATTACGTAATAAAGATAAAGAATTAAAGCAAATGCATAGCCAGGTTTTACAACAAGTAACACTAAGATTAGAAAAAACTTACAAACGATTTTTTAAAATGGGATATGGTTTCCCTAAATTTAGAAGTTGTAGAAAGTTCTTTGGTATTTGTTATCCTCAAGGAGGATATTCAATTGAGCATAATTATTTTATAACAAAAATATATGGCAGGATAAAATTGAATAAACACCGAGAAATAAAAGGCAATATTAAACAAGTATATATAACTTCAGAAAATAATAAATGGTATATTTGTGTTACTACTGATTATGATAAATCTAAAGCTAACGTAAATCAAAGTATTGGAATAGATTTGGGCATAACAAATATAGTAGCAACTTCAGAAGGTGTAATATATCCAAATGCAGGACATGCCAAATATTTTGATAAACAAATAAACAAACTAAAATCAAGGAGGGATAAACAATGTAAAAAAGGTTCAAGACAATTCAAATTTTTATCTTCAGCAATACAAAAATTGTATGATGTAAAAAGTTGTAAGATAAATGATTTTTTACATAAGTTGAGTTATCAACTTTCCCAAAAATACGATACAGTTTTTTATGAAGATTTAGATTTGAAGAAAATGTCAGAAGGAAAGATAACGGGAATAAATAGAGAATTAAGAAATTCTCAAATTGCAAAATTTGTATCTTATCTTCAATATAAAATTAAAAATACTATAAAAGTAAATCCAATGAATACCAGTAGAACTTGCAATGATTGTGGCAAATTACAGAAGATGCCATTACATAAAAGGATTTATGAATGTGGTTGTGGGTACAGGGAAGATAGGGATATAAATGCGGCTAAAAATATTTATTGCTTGGGACGAGCTTTTCTGGTAACAGGGAAATCTGTAGCAATACAGGAAGCTCTTGCTTTTAAGTAAGAGTAGTTCACATACGATTATCAAATAAACTTGATAATTTAAAAGGGGTTAAAAATGAGTTTACAAGATAATGCAATCATAACATTGTTAGAAGCAAAACAGTACATAGGTATTGATGAAGCTAATCCTGAACATGATATATTATTAGGACAATTTGTAAATTCTGCTTCTGATTTTGTAGAAAATTATACCGCAAGAAAATTTGTTTCTCAGAATATATCTAATGAAAGACACAGCGGAGAAGACAAACCCAATATAGCATTGGATTGGTTTCCTATTTTGACTAAGACAACAACTTTTACTTTTTATAGTGATACTGCAAGAGAATTTGCTGATTCATCTGAATTAACAGAAGCTGATGATGAAATTTATGTTGATGAAGTTACTGGCGTTGTTACAATGCTTGGTGCTACTTTTCCAATAGGTACAGCAAATATAAAAGTCAGTTATACTGCTGGATATACATCAGTGCCTGAAGATATTAAAGAAGTTGTCAAAGAATTAGTGGCTACTAAATTTGGGGATGAAAGAAAAGGAAGACAAACAAAGAGTGAAAAAATAGGTAATTATTCTGCTAGTTATAGTTCTACAGATTTAACTGATAGGGCAAATAAAACATTACTTATGTACAGGAGGGTTAAAATTTGAGTTTCGGAAATTTGTTAATACATAAAGTTGATATATTCGAAATGAAACTTGGCAATATACCGGGAACAAAAAGAAAGAAGATGTATAAGAACCAAGTTGATAATGATGTGCCTTGTAGATTTAATGTTTTGAATGGACAAACAGATGCTAACATTTTAGGTAAATTGCCTAAGTCAACTCACAAAGTATTTTTTGAAGCTGGTATAGTTATAAAAACAAATTACAAATTAGTTAGAAAAGATACAGGGGATGAATTTGAAATAAATTTAATTGATAAATTAGATGATGCTGATAATGCCCATCATTTAGAAGTTATAGTAAAGAAGAAATTAAAATGAGACTAAATATAAAAATATTTGGAATTAAAGAACTAAAGAAAAAGTTTTCTAAGCAATTCAAGAAAAAACTTGATACTAGAATATTAAAAGTACTTATTGCAATTACAAATTCTGTTAGAAAAACAGCTGTAAGTAAAATGAAACAAGAACCAAAGAGAGGAGGATTTACTGGATATTGGGGACAAGGTGGTGCAGCGGGTTCTATTATGGCATCGATTTCAAAAATAAGATTGAGGGGAAAAGTTTACAGTGATTTGGATTATTTTAAATATCTTGAACTTGGAACTGGTGAACAACATGTTAATGAAGAAACTTTAGAACCAGAACCACACGGTGAATATTTTCCTAATATTAATGCTTTAAGAGATTGGATGGAAACAAATGGTATTGAAAGTAATTTGTTATTTGTAATTGCAAGAAGTATAGGCAAGAAAGGAATGAAGCCAGGAAAATATATACTTGGGGCTGCCAAAAATCACGAAAAAAAATTTAAGACTGCAATGTTAGCAGGTGTGAATAAAACAGTTCAGGAGGTTAATAAAGGTGGCAGGTAAATTATTTATATATGAAATAGGTAATGGTATCATTGATACATTAAGTGATATTGAAGAGACTTTAAAATTAAAGACTATGAATTTTGGGGATATAATTTTTGTAACCCAAGAAACAATAGGGGATTTAATACCGGGTATTTGGTTAAGACCTACAAATATACCAATAGCATTTAGAAACATGGGACAAAGATGGACACTTAATTACAATTATAGATTAATTTATGTTAAAAGTTTTGAAGAAGAAGATGATGTTCAAAAGGATAAAGCCGATGATGCTAAAACTATCGTGGAGCATTTATTTAATAATATAGCTTTAAAAGATGTTGATTTAGGTTCAAATAATCAAATAGTATTTTCGGCTCCAAGAAACGTTGATTTTGATAGTACAGAAGATATTTATGTTTCAAGTTTCGATGGTAATTTTATTGCCATTGCTATTGATATAGAAGTTCAAACATTAACGGCTTAGGGGGGGGGGTAAAAATAATGGGCATAACAACAATAATTAAAAGGATGTATATAGGGAGTGTGAGCCCAATTTATTCTTCAGTGAAAAAGAGAGAAGTTAAATTAGGAGAAGTAATTGCATTTACTGAAGAAGAAGCTAAAACATTAAGTCCTAATTGGGTTAATCCTGATAGGAAAAAAGTTAAGGCAGAAGAAATTATGGAAAAAACTAAAAAAATTATTTCAAGACCAGTATCGAAGATTAAGAGAAAAAGAAATAGAAAGTACAAATCTAGAAAATAAAAGGAGGTAAACGAAATGACTGTAGGCGTAGGCATAGGAAGTTTTTTAGGATTCGGTAAAGAAACAGATTATGGAACTGCTGTAACACCAGACAAGTTTATTGAACTTATGGATGGTGGTGACGGAATTGATGTTGAAGATACTTTAATTGAACCTAAGTCAATTACAACTCCTGGTGTTAAAGGAGCGGAGGTACAGCAAGGAACAATTAATCCATCAGGTACTCTTCAGTTTGAGATTCCTCAAGAAGGAATAGAACTTTTACTTAAACATGCTATGGGGGGAATAACCACAACTCAACGTGACCCAACATCACATAGTACAGTTTATCAGCATGACTTTACAATTGCGGATGAATTGCCTACTGGACTAACTATGGAAATTGATAAGAAAGTTACAAGTTTCTTTTACGAAGGTTGTAAAATAAATGGCCTTGAAATTTCTGTAGCAGTTAATGAAATGGCGCAAATAAGTTTAGATATTATTGCAGAGCAAGTTACAACGAATACAGCAACAGCTGAAGATTTTCCAACTAAAGGATTTTTCAGTGCGGTACAGGGAGTATTGCTTTGGAATGATAATACTCAAAGTATTAAAAGTGCAACAATTTCTCTTGCAAATAGTCTTGATGCCGATAGGTTCTTTATTGGCTCAAGATGTAGAAAAGAACCATTAAGAGGAGACAAACTTGAAGTGACTGGTGAATTTGAAGTCGAGTTTGATAGCAGCACATTGTATGACGATTTCAGAGCAGCTGAATCAAGAGTATTAAGACTTACATTTACTGGAGCTACTATTTCAGGTGGCTGGAATTATTTAATGGAAGTTGAAGTTCCAGTTGCTAAATTAACTGGTTCAATTCCTCAGATTGGTAATGAAGGTATAATACTTTATTCACCAGCATTCAAAGGTTATAGAACTGGCGCAGCAAGTGAAATGACAATTAAATTAAGAAATACAGTTAGTAGTATTGCTTAATATAAAAATTGGAGGGTGAGAATGAAAATTGAAATTGAAACAAATGGTACTTGCGAAGGAACAGAAATTAAGATTAATGGCAAAGTACAGGATAAAATAACTTATTTTGAGTTTTCAATTGCATCAAGAAGAAAACCTAAAATGAGTATAACTCAAGAAGTAAATGGTGCGTTGACGCCGATGAGTTTTTATGCTGGAGATTTTGCTAAATTTGATGATGTTAAAAAAATTAAAACCGAGGAGGTGGGTTATGTCGGGACTGAAAAAAATTCTGAATCTGGAGAGTAAGACTGTAATAGTTTGTGGAAAAGAATTGAAACTTCATCCTTTTACATTAGCAGAAATTGCTGATGCAGAAGAATATGTTGGTGCAAATCTTGGTGAATGGAAAGAAAAGGAACTTACATTAAAATCAATAAAAGCAACAGGCTATTTTATATGGTTAGCTATAAGGCAAAATGGGTTAAACCAAAAAGAAATAGATAATGAAGAATGGAAATTAACACCAAGGCAGGTTTTAGCGGGCCTTAAAATAGTTGACCAAAATGAAATAGCTAAAGTTATCGAAATTATATTCGAGATTTCAGGATTAAAAGCAGAAGTAAAAAACGTATCAGAGCCGAAGGTGCGAAGTTAATAGACCCTTCGGCTCTTGTTTCTAAAAAGATAGAATGGGAGTTGATAGTATTAAGGTTAAAAGCAAAACCTTTTCATATGTCGTTCAAGGAAATAGAAAGATTGACCTTTTATCAATTACAGGCACTAATAATGTATATAAGAAAAAATGAAAGAATTATAAGTAATTTATTGAAAAAGAAAATAGGTAAAGGTAAGTATAAGTCATTAATGATAACACGGACTTATGATATAGGGGAATATTAATAATGGCTAATAGTATTGTTGTAACTTTTGAAGGAAAAGATTTAACTTTAACTTCTGCTTTGAACAGAATGGGAAAGCAGATGGGTACCTTTTCTAAAACTGGGACGAAAGGATTTTCTGGTTTAGGAAAAGGTGTTATGAATTTCAGGAACATATTAATTGGTAGTGGTATAGTTTTTGCTTTAAGAGATATATCAAAAGCTGCAATGGAATTTGAAACTGGATTAACTAAAGTAGGAACATTATTAGATACTACTGGTACAGCAGTTGAAAAATTTGGTGCAGGTATTCTATCAATATCAACTGAGTTTGCTCAAAAAACAGGTACTCTTAATGATGCATTATTTGATATTATATCAGCTACTATTGATGAGGCAGATGCATTAAATGTTTTAGCAGCTTCAGCAAAATTAGCAACAGCAGGATTTACAACGACGAAAGAAGCAACATCAGCAGTAATCACAGTAGTACAAACTTTTACTAGAGACATAAAAAATGCTACTGACGCTGCTGATTTTTTGTTTGCAGTACAGAAAAGAGGAAGAGTAACGGTTCAAGAAGTAGCAAGTGTTTTTGGAACATTTGCAGCTCAAGCAAAGATAGCTGGTGTTAGTGCTGCTGATACTGGTGCAGCTTTTGCAGCTTTAACAAGGTCAGGTATTGGTGCAGCAAAATCAGCAACTGCATTAAGAGCAACAATAGCAGCATTTATAAAATTAGGCCCCGAACAGATTAAATTAGCAAAAAGCTATGGTGTTGAAATTAATAATTGGTCTCTTGCTAATGGTGGATTAATACCAACTATTGAAAAGTTGTCAAAACTTGATGCTGTTCAAATAAAAAATATTTTTAAAGATAGAAGGGCAGTTTCAGGATTAAGTAATTTAATTCTAAGAAGAACTTCATTAAGTGAAGATTTATTAGTTGTACTTGCAAGAATGGGTTTATCGGAAGAGGCACTAACAAAAGTAAGAGAAACAGGTACTTTTGCAATGACTCAATTTGGGGCTACTATTGACGCTTTAAAAATAAGAATAGGAGACAAATTAAATCCTGTGGTTTTGGCTGCTACTGAAAATTTAAGAGGCTTAGCAGATAGTATGCAAATGGGGGAAAGCCTTTCAGTTATTGATGGCATAACAAATGGATTATTTATAATTGGCAGAGTAGTTAAATTTATAGGTGTTAATTTTTCAAATGCTTTAAAAGCAGTTACAATATCTTGGGAAGCAATAGCAACAGTTGCTATGGTAGCGCTTAATGCAATAATTGATAGCATCAAATTAATTGGTAATTCATTTAAAGCTGTAATATTAAGGATAAAGATTTTATTATTTGAAGGTCTTGCAAATACTTTTTCTAAGATAGTAAAATTTATTTTAGATAAACTTGCAGTTGTAGCTACGGCCCTTGGCAGAAAAGGACTAGCAAAAAAATTAAGAGAAGCTTCTGAAGTTTTTGGTAGTTCATTTAGTGCTGCTGCTGCTAGTGCAAAAAAAGATTTGAGCAAAACAACAAATCAAATAAAAGTATTAACAGGTGGATTAGCAAATATTGGGAAAGAAATAACTAAAGTAATATCTGATGGATTTAATAAAGTTGCTGATTTAGGTACGAGTTCTGAAGACGTATGGGAAGACCTTTTTAAATCACTAGAAAGGGAAAGTAAAAAAACAGGAGAAGAAGTTAAAAAGAATTTAGGAGAAGGATTAATTCCCAAAGTTGCTGAAGAAGTTGAAAGTAAAGAAGCAGCTACTCCTGGTGCCGATATAGTTGAGAAAACAAAAGAACAACTTGGTGAAATGAAAGCAGAATGGCTTGCTTTTACTAATGCTAAAACAGGAATAGTTTTAGCAGGTATGCAACAAGAAATGGAATTTTTTAATTTTGCTATTGAAACGCAAAAACTAGCAAATCAAAGTTTATGGACAATTGCTGGAACACTAAGGGACCAATTTGCATCAGGCATTTCGGATATGTTCATGGGTATGATTGAAGGAACACTCGATGCCACTGAAGCGTTCAAAGAACTTGGATTATCAATGCTGCAAACACTTATAGATTTTGCTGCTCAATTAGTACTTAATTTTGTATTAAGTAAAATATTAGTAGCAGCAAATACAGCCACTATGATAGCTTCATTATTGGCTATTAATTTTGTAGCTGCAGCAGCAGCAATGAATGTTTCTATTGCGACTGCAGGTGTAGCAGCAACTGCAGGAATGACAGCCTACCAAGCAGCACAAGGTGCAGTTATAGCAGCACAAGCTTTACCATTTGCTATGGAAAAGGGGGGAATAATACCTGGTAGTCCATTAGGAACAATTGTAAGAGCAGGAGAAAAAGGAAAAGCAGAAGCCATTATACCATTAGACAAAATGAATCTTAGTGGTGATACTACTGTAAATATATATAGTCCTACTTTTTCAAACCCAGCTGAACAAGATAGAGTAGTAAGAAGACTAAGTAATGCTATCGCAAGACAAACAAGCAGAAAAATGAGAGCTAAAACAGTCGGACCTTAAATGGAGATAATCTGATGTCTAGTATTGATATTAAATTTGGAAGTTTTGATTTCGCGGATACTCCTGAATCATGGGAGGTTGAAATAAGTCAAAGAGTAATACCATCAACAATACCCAGAAAGGACGGAGCAAAAATACCACAAGCAAATATTGGTACGAAAGTAATTACTTTTGAAGGTAGTGTTAATGCATCAACACATGATAATTTAAGAGCAGCAAGACAAACAATGCTTGATGCTATTTTGGGTACTAAAGATTATCTTACATTATATGATGATAGAAGAATATATTGCCAAGTTGATAGTTATAGCGATGATTTTGTAATGGGTTCGTCTTTAAAGGTTCTTCATTTTGAAGTATCTTTTATTGGAGATAATCCTTGGTATGAATCTATTTCTACAGTTACTGAATCAGGTTTTTTTGTTGGGAGTGGTACTACTGGGACAACGGCTGCAATTAATATTCTTGGGGTGATTGACCCCCCAGCTAAAATTACAGTTAATAATACTAGTGGTAGCAGTATAGTTGATGATTTAATAGTTGAAAATAGTACTACCGGGGAAGCATTTAAATACAGAGGTACTTTAACTAATGGAAAAGATTTAGTAGTAGATAATAATGTTGATGGTAATGGAATTATTATTACTAATGATGGAGTAAATGCCATATCAGACTTTGAAGGAGATATATTTGTACTGAAAGCAGCAATTAATAATATATTTGCATATTTTGGATTGCTTGATGTTGATATAGAAGTAAAATACAGACCAAGATATTATTAAAATTAGGAGGAACCTATGAACATTGTTGATAACAAAAAATTTGAAGAATTAATGGAATTAAAAATTAAGAAAAATGGAGAAGTAGGGATTAATAAAAAAGGAATTTTAAAAAATTGTCAGAAAGAAAAGGAACAAGTTGATAAACAAATAATGTTATATCTTGTAAG